CTGCCCGCATGCGGTCCCCAGCGGCAGATCTTCTCCGGCAGGCGATCGAATTCCGCGAGCGCATCCAGCGGCCCGCGGAGGATCAGGACGCGGCCTTCAGGGGGCGCCAGATCCTTCCGACGCTGAGTCAATTTCGGGAGCATGTTTGCCCTCCGATTTGAGCAGCGTTTGCAGGGCATTTTCCAGCTCGGAAAGCGCCTCTTTTTCGAGCTGAAAAATCACTCGTTTTTGAGCCTGGATTTGCTTCAGGTTTTTGAGCAATTCCGCCGCCCGTTTTTCGGCACGTTCCCGGGCCGTCCGCGGCTGCTTTTCCGGTCGCTTCCCTGCCCCTGCCAGCATGGCTCGATTCCTCCGGTGAGAAGAGTCCGCAGTTCGGCTACCTCTTGCGCCAGCCGGGCGACCAGGCTGTCGAGGGCTTCTCTTGTCCCCTCCCCTTCCGCGTAGGCCTGCGACCGCGGGGAGGGTGCTCGGAACGAGAAGCCCCCGAAGTACGCATCGAGGTTGTCCCCGTCATGGTGCCGGTAGTGGTCCTGTGCCCATTGGTTGCTATGCCGGAGCTGCCGCTGGATCATGGCCCGCGGGATCCCGGCGGCCTCCGCGTGCGTGGCGAGGGAATGTCTGAGGGACAGGAGGGTCACGCCCTCTATGCCGCATGCGCGGCCGGCCGCGGGGACGGCGACCGCGGCTTCCGACCCCCGGGTTTTGAGCCGCCGGCGGGGCAAAATTGACACCGTGCGCTCGCGCAGATTCACGTCGGATTTCTGCAAAAAAAGCGCCTCGTTTTTGCGCAATCCCGTGTACGCCACAAGAGCAAAAAGCGCGTACAAACGGTGCCCCTCCCAGCTCTGGGATTGCGCCGAAAGTTGGTCCAGAATTCGCGCGATTTCCGCTCTGGAGTGGTGACGTTTCCGGTACGGCTTCCGGGTCAGCGGTCTCGTAGACAGGGAGAAACAGTTTTCGGCGCCCGCTCCGGGGCACGTCGAACGGCGACCGATCGATGTAGCCCTGCGCCGGCTCCGCGGCGTAGCCGACCGGTATATCTTGGCCCCTAGCTGCACGTGTGGTAAATTGAGCGTGTCGGCCGTAAAGCCGACTCTCGGAACGTGTTCTCGAGACCACGCCACCGTAGCTCAATCGGCAGAGCACCGTTTTCGTAAAGCGGGCGGTAGCTGGGAGAGCACGGAAGGTCTCGAAGCACTTCCGCCTCGGTCCGGCATCAGGGTATTGATGGTTCATCCGAATCATGTAATATCCTGACTTTCAGACTCGAGGGGTTGGCGCTCGGCCGGCCAGGGGGGTTGTTTGTGAGACAGGACCCCCTGGCTGGTCCTTTTTATGCGCTGTCAGAACGCCGGTTCATACAAGGCCCCCTGTCGCTGGGGCGCGCTCCACTCGGCGTATTCCTTCTGATAGAGATCAAACGCCAGTTCCAGGACGTAGTAGCTCCACCGCATATGTTCGCGCGCGGGGCTGAGAGATTTGGTCCACGGATAATGCTCGGACGCCACCCTGTACCACTGTTCGCGTTCCTCTTCCGGAAGGGCGTTCCACGCCTTTTTCGCGGCGGTTTCGATTTGGGCTCGGCCGCCGAAGCTCCCCTGATACTCCCGCGCGGTCTGCGCCTGGGTCTCTTCGCGCTGAACGCGCCCCAGCATGTCGAAGAATTTGAATCGGTGATCCTTCGTCGTGTGGCCGGGTGCGCGGGCCAGGCGGCGGCTCGCTTCGCGGGCCTGGTCGTCGGTCGCGTTCACGCGGACCAATTCGGCCTGAAAGTCGGCGTAGTATTGTGTAGACTTGTCCGCGCCCGGGTCCGGCAGCTTGACCGCGACGAAGCGGCCGCAATGCTCCTGGATAAACGAATTCCACGTCCGGGGGTCTTCGAAAGCGCTCATGCGCGACCCCCTTTCCGCGCGGCCTCACGCGCCGCGATCCGGGCATGCCGTTCCGCAGCCTCTTGCTCTGCCCGCGCGAGGTAAGCATCCTCCGCGGCCTGGCGTCTCGCGAGATAGGCGCGACGTTCCTCCGCCGCCTTGCGCTCCGCCGCGGCCTTGCGCTCCGTTTCGGCCCGGCGTTGAGGCTCCCTGTGGCGATCCCGTTCGATCAGCATTTCCAGGGTCGCTTCGCGGCTCATCGGCGGCGGCGGTGGCCCTCCCTCTTCGTTGATCCCCCTGCATGCGTTGTGCGTCCAGCCCCAGCCGACGCTGGCACACTGGCTCACGGCCGAGCTCAGGGCATGCATGAGCGTCGGCCAGCCGAATTTGCGGGCGAGGCTCTCGACTTTGGCCGGGATCGCGGCGGCGAAGCTGACCGAGCTGTGCGCTTTGGTCGCGAGCCGGACCGCCTCGGCTCGGATCTCCGGCGTGGGCGGCTTTGGTGTGCTCTTCTCCTGGTCCCCAGGGGAGTGAGCAGAAAAAATCGGCGACGACTTTGCCTTGTCGTTGTCTGGTTTTACTTCCCTCTCCTCAGAGACCTTTATAGGGGGAGTCTGAGGGGGGGCGGTGAGCTGGCGCAATGGACGCGCAATCGACGCGCAATTTGGGGTCGAAAAAAGAGGGCCCGGCGAGTCCCCCCGGCGCCACCGCAAAACCAAGCGCCGCCCGGTCTTGAGCGTGTGGTCGGGGACGCGCTCGATCCAGTCCGTTTCGATCAGCGCTTTGATCAGCATCTGGACGCGCCGGAGTCCCAGTCCGACCCACTTTGCAATGCGCCTTGAGCAGTGCCAAAGCTCGTCAAGCCGCTCGGCGAACCGATCGATCTTCTTGGCGAATTCCCGGACGGAATACGGGAGCCGGGGGTCGTTCCAGGGGACGGAGGGGTTCGCGTTCATCGGGCACCCCCTTTCGCCGGGAAGGGACCCGGGACGATCCGCCAGCCGCTTGGCTGGTCGGCGTCGCGGAACACCAGGACCTCGCCCTGGTGGTTCATCGCGCGGATGCAGTCGAGGACCCGGAGCGGTTTCAGGCCGGTCCTCCGTGCGAGTTGTACCGCGACCTCGAGAAGGTCTTGCGACCGCGTGACGGCCGGGAGCGCAGCGCGATGTGCGCGCGCAGACTGACTGTGAGAGCGCTTGGCGCTCTCGTCGAGATTTGAATTCACTGATGATTGGCACTCACTCCACCGAAGCGGGGTTGTTTGTGAGACAGGACCCGTCGATCGGCGGCACGCGGCCTTGGTTGTAAGGCGTCCCCCCCAAAGGCCGCGAGTGGGAGGGAATCCACACCGTTTGATAACACGCTCGCGCGGTCCGCACAAGCCGGCTGTTGCGTTCAGGTCTTAAAACGGCGTCACGCGTCGCAGAACTCCGAGTCCGGATTGAACGGCGCGATCATGTCCTCGAGCGCTTGCAGCCGGCGGCGGAGATCGGTCCGGGCGTGGCCGGCGGTCTCGAGCGCGTCGTCAATCTCGGCGAGCGCCTCACGGATGTCGGGCTTTAGCCCGCGGAAGCCACGCCACTTCAGTGGCAGTGGAGGAAGCGTCTTCCGGGGCCGGGCTTGAGCCCACCTCCATTGCATGTGAAGAGGCTATGTGATAAGATCGTCCCTCATGGAGACGACCCGAACGGTGGTTTGCAAACTGGCCCCGACGCCCGCACAGCGGCGGGACATCGACGCCACACTCCGGGCATTCGCGGCAGGCTGTGAGCTCGCCGCCGAGACCGCCCGGTCGATCGGCTCCACGAACAAGGTCAAGGTCCAGGCGGCCGGTTACAAGGAGATCCGCAAGCGGTTCGGCTTGTCGGCCAACCTTGCCATCCGGGCCATCGCACGGGCGTGTGCCGCCCTCAAGGTACCGGCCAGAATGCACTCGGGGTTCGCCCCCACTTCGATCGACTACGACGCCCGCATCTTCGCGTTCCACGAATGGAACTGGACCTTCGGCGTGACGCTGCTGTCGGGCCGGGTCAAGCTGGCCACGACCCTGGGAGAGCGGCAAAGGTCGCTCCTGAAGGGGCGCAAGCCGACCGCCGCCACGCTGGTCAAGCGGAAGGACGGCGGTTACTACCTCCACGTCCAGTTGACCGACACGGCCCCCGAGCCGAAGCCAGCGAGCGAGTTCCTCGGGGTGGACGTGGGCATCGCCAACATCGCCACGGACAGCGACGGGACCAACCATTCCGGAAAGCCCGTGGATGACGTACGGCGGAAGAACAACCTCCAACGCCAGCGGCTCGGGCGCAAGAACACGAAGGGGGCAAAGAAGAAGCTCAAGCGGATCGCTGGTAAAGAGGCCAGGTTCCGTCGGCATCAGAACCACGTCATCAGCAAGACGATCGTCGAGACCGCCAAACGCACCGGCCGGGGTATCGCCCACGAAGACCTTAAGGGCATCCGTGGCCGGATCAGAGCTAGGGGCGGTGACGCTCGCAACAGGCTGTCGGGCTGGTCGTTCCACCAGTTGTTCTCGTTCCTGGCGTACAAGGCCGAGGACGCAGGCGTGCCCGTGGTCCAGGTGGACCCGAAGAACACGTCGCGGATGTGCTCGGTGTGTGGCCACGTCGAGAAGTCCAACCGGAGAAGTCAGTCCGAATTCCGGTGCAAGGCGTGTGGCCACGACTCGCACGCCGATGTGAACGCCGCCCTGAACATCAGGGCTCTGGCCAACCGTAACGTGGCCACAGGACTGGCGACGGCCTAGCCGTCAGCCGGAAAGCCGCGGGGCTTTAGCCCCGGCGGATCGTTACGCATGGCCCGCAGCGTCTTCTCGAGCGGGCCGATCGGCTTCGGGCGGGGTTGTGCAGAAGACGTGTTGTTCGGTATCGCGGTCATCGCGGTCATCCTCAATCGGTTCGTCGCACGGGTCGATCGGCCGGAACGTCCGGCCGCAGACGACGGCCCATCCGTGGGTCGGGGCGGCGGGGCAGCATCAGCGGCCCTCCCGGATGTCGAACTCGGCGCAGGCGGCGTGGTAGGCGTCGGTGACGATGTCGGGCGTCCAGGAAGTGAATTGCGTGCCGAGGCCCTGGCGGCGGCCCCAGCCCTCGAGCCAGCTCACCAGGCCGGAGCACGCCTTCCACTGCTCTTCCATGAGCCGTCCCCAGCGGAACAAGGAGCCGCCGTTCGTGGGCGGTCCGTCCCAGATCTGCCGGTTGCCGCTCTGGACGCCATTACGGCCGCCGGCGGGGCCGTGACCGTTGTTGCCGTTCCTGGCCGCCGGCCGCTGCGTCTGCGGCGGGATGTAACCGCGGGGGGCTTCGTCGTCGCAGCCGGGTTCACGGTCCGGCCAGGCTTCGCCGGCGAACTCGGGGACGCCGTCGCGGTACAGGTACCGGGCCACGCCGAACGCGACCGCGGCCCGCTTGATCGCGTCGGACAGGCCGCTCTTGTCGTCGTCGCCGGCATCGGACATGCCGGCAGCGCCGCCGGCGTCCTCCTTGGTCACGGTCGAGCCGTCCGGCAGCCGGATCGTCAGCTCGCAGATGATCGACGACTGGCCGAGCGGCCGGTACTTCGGCCACCAGTTCTCCGGGCCGAGAACGCTGTCCAGCCTGTTCATCGCCGTCCTGGCCGTGATGTAGGACAGGTCGCGGCCGGCCTGGCGGCGGGTCTTCACTTCATGCGGTTCGAACGGCAGGGCGAGCGCCGCGAACAGCTCCGGGTACTTGGTTCCTGAAGTCGAGGTTGCTACACTCACGTCACAACTCCGCATCTTGTTGTGGGGATGCACAGGAACGAGGCGGGCCCGGGTGTTGACGGCACCCGGGCCCGCTGTCGTTTAACGGCACGCCCGCCACACGTCCCGCAGCCACAACGCGGCGTGCGCAGCTACGGCACCGATCAGGATGCCGCCGAGCGCGATCAGACAGGCGTCGCAATCCGGGCACATGGGCAGGGCTCCGTCACAAGCGGCCGAACCGTTCGGCCGACAAGGGTATCATACCGGATTGCAACCTAAATGCAATACCTAAATTCTAGATTTAGGGGCTGTCTTTTCTACTGCTATCCGGTAGACTTCAAGGACGTCTTATTCCGATGATGCTTTCTGTCAACAACCCGGGAGGTTAAAATCCGGTGTTCGAGGACCACCCGACGGCAGTAATGGAACAACGCCTTATGCCTCCCAGGAAGGCCCGTAGAGGCCGTGGCCGGCCGAAGTCCGGCGAGCCTACGGCCGTGTCCGCGTTCACGCTCAAGGGCACCGCGGAATGGCGGGATTGGGTCCGGGCGCTGGCGGACCATGCGTCAATGCCGGCCTCAGTGCTGATTGACCAGGCCCTCAAGGCTTACGCGAAGTCGATCGACTTCGACGAGCCGATGCCGAAGCGGCAGACAGGCGGTGACTCATGACCGCCGACGCCGTTTTTCTCGTCTGGCTCGTGGCCGCCGGCGTGTTCGGCGGTCTGGGCTGGTGGATCGCGACCCAGCGGCGCCGATCGCCCTGGGAGGGATTCGCGCTCGGCGCGCTCTTCGGCCCGCTGGGCGCGGTGATCGAGGCGCTCATGCCGGAAGGCGAGCCGACGGTTTACCGCAAGCCGACGCCGACGACGCCGGCGACACCGGACTCCGACGCTCTGACGCCAGCGCACCTCATGGCGATCGCGATCTTCGTCATCGCCCTGGTCGCGCTGGCCCTGTCGAATATATCAAGTCATGGATGATCCGACACATGAGTCACAATAAATAATATTAGTACGCTGATACGAGGCCCTCACCCATCTCTCTCGCGCCCCGAGGGGGGGCTGTTGGGGGGGCGCGCGTACGCGCGAGGGGGAAGGCGAGTCGTCTTCAGCACCTGGCGTAGGCAAAGCAGAGAAGTGCGACGAACAGGAAGAGAAACGGGCTGTCGATCCTTGCCATTTCGATCACGCCCATGATCAGCATCTGGGTTCCCAGCACGTAGAAGCACCAGCGCCAGTTGAACGGGGGGCGGCGGCGGCGAGGAAAGGGGACGATGATGCAAGCATCGCGGCTGTCGGAACTCGTGCTGTCCTCGCTGATCGGGCTCTTGATCGGTCTGGCCGCGGCGGCGTTGCCGGTCTGGCCATCGACGACCTTGAAGGGGGCCGCGTTTGCTCTGGTCATGATGGTCGGCGCAATTGTGGTTCACCGGCTCAGGCCGCTCCATCCTAAGGAATCGACGGTCGCCGGCGCAAGGTGGCGCTACGGTCACGGCGTACGGGCCGGCGGCGGCTGGGAGGTGATCCACCTCGAGCTCGTGTGCCTGAAGTGCGGCGCCTCGATCGTCGATCCGGAACAGATCGGCATCGCCGTCGGTCCCTCGGGTCCGGAAGTGATCTGCCCGTCGTGCGGCCAGCTCGTCGCGTTCGGTCGGTCGTGGCCTTACTCCGAGGCGCTGCGCCTGGCCAAGGCCGAGATCGAGGCGGCGGAGCGCAAGGCGTGGTGGCGGCGCCACGTATAAGCCGCGGCTTGTCCCGGCAAACGGGAGATTCCGCAAAACGACCATATTGCGGAATTACGCCCGTATATCCGGCCGGATCGCTCGGGAAACGAAGCCCGGGCCAGGCGGTCGCCAACCTCTGTTTTGGGGAAAGTCGCCCATGGCTCGCATCAATCGGCCGCGTGAATATCTCACCCCGGCCGAGATGGAGCGGCTCATCGCCGCGGCGGCGAAGCTCGGCCGCCACGGGCACCGTGATGCCTGCCTGATCCGGACGGCGTACCGGCACGGGCTGCGGGTCAGCGAGCTCGTTGCATTGCGCTGGGAGCAGATCGACCTGGCCGCAGGGCAGATCCATGTGCGGCGGCTCAAGCGCGGCACACCCAGCACGCACCCCCTGCACGGGGTCGAGCTGCGGGCCTTGCGCCGGCTCAAACGGGATTACCCGGAGACGCCGTACGTGTTCGTCAGCGAGCGCCGCGGCCCGCTGACCAGGTCGTCGGTGGCGAAGATCGTCGCCCGTGCCGGGGAGGCCGCCGAGCTGCCGCTGTCGGTGCACCCTCACATGCTGAGGCATGCGTGCGGATTCAAGTTAGCCAACGATCCGCGGAGCACGCGCGCGATCCAGCATTACCTGGGACACAAGCAGATCATGCACACGGTCCGGTACACCGAGCTGTCGGGCGACAGCTTTAACGGATTCTGGGACGACTGACGTATAAGCGTTTGCCATAGTGCGCCAGGTGGCCTGGCAATTGCGATCGTCGATGGCAAATTGGTCGACGTCGGCCAGCTTACAGATGAGGGGGTGAGGGGGTGAAAGGGTGAGGGGGTGACGCTGCGCGCAGAAAGACCGCCCAGATCCCTAGGCGGGTTTTCTTCAGGGTCGCCGTTTCTGCCAGATCTGGCAAGTCGTGCCCCACATCATGCACATATTCCCCCGTTTGCCGGCCGGTACAGTTATCCCGTACATATACGCTCAATGTGTCGCGATTCTTTGGCCATATTAGGAAGGGTATCCCGTAGAGGGCGCAGGGGGAGTTTTCCCGGGCATCACTCGGAATTTTCTTCTCAATGGCTCCCATCAACTTGCGCGCACGTCGGGCTCCGGCGTGAGCGCGCAATACACATCAGGGTATCTGGGCAGCTCATGGCGGGCTGTTCGTTCGGGACGCTCACCATGCTGTTCGCCACGACGACGGGCGAGGGTATCGATGTCGATACGGTGCGCCACCGCTTGACGGTGGACCTCACCGAGCACGAGACCGAAGTGCTGCGCGGGCGGACCTGTCGGCTGTTTGTCTCTCTGGGCCTGTCTCACGAGACGATCGGCCGCATCTTCAACAGTTCGCGGGCCACCGTCTGGCGGTCACTCGACTACCTCGACGCCGCCGAAGCCGCCAGCAACACCGAGCTGCCGTTTGACCCTGTCCGGGCCGAAGCCGCCCTGGACTGACCCACCGAGCCCGCGATCTGCGCCGTTCCCCCGGCGCGCGCGAGCTGTTCAGGCACCGCCGGTCCGGGGTGATCCCGGACGTCCGAATTCATGACCGGCCCCCGGCCGGCAGGACCTGACCTTGCGGTTTACTCACGTTCACGAGCTGCTCGTCTCCACCAAGCTCGCGATCGGGTTCCTGCTGCTCTACCCGGTCTACTGGCACGGCCTGTCGGCCCTGCTGCACTCCATGATGCGGAAATCAGCCCATGACGATCGCCGATAAGCTCGCCGCCCTGGAAGCCGCCCTGGTCGCCGCGGAGGCCCAGAAGGGCAGCCAGGCCGCGAAGATCGCGGACCTCGAGGGGCAGCTCCTCGACCCAAAAGAGCTGGCGATCCTCGACGCCCTCGTTGCCCGGGCCCAGGCCCTGACGGCCGCACCTTCCGCGTAACGGTCGCGACGCCGCGACACGATCCGATCATCCACACCACCGACCAGGTCGTCATGCCCGACCCTGTGCCCGTCGCTCCCGTTCGTCCCTCGAACTCGCCCTGGGCGACCGTCCTGGGCTCGCTCTTGATCGCCCTGGCGATCGCGGCCCACGGCTGGCTGTCGAGGCCGGCACCAGGCCCCGGGCCCGTTCCTGGCCCCGTGGCGGTCAACTGGACCGCGGAGGGGAAGGCGTTCGCCGGCGAGCTCGCCGCGAGCCATGGCGCCGCCCTGAAGGCCGCCGCGGCCGACATCCGGGCCGGCAAGGCCCTGGCCGACGTGAAGAAGGCCGAGCAGGCCGACTTCGCCGCCAAGCGGTCCGCCGCGTTCGATACGCGGTTCGTGCCCAAGCTCGACGCGATCATCCCGCCCAACACCGCCGAGGCCTCGGTCACGACCGACCAGCGCTCGCGCTACGCCACCGCCCTCGAAGGCATCGCCGCCGGCGAGGGGGTGAAATGAGCGAGTTCTCGCAGTTCTTCGGCTGGGTCGATGACTACGATACCCGCGAAGCGACCCGCCAGGCCGCGGGCCTGTCGTACTTCGCGGATGTCGCCCGGCCGCTCATGATGGGCGCCGACGGAAATTCAGACATTCTGCTTTTCCGCGCCTGGCACGACGCACTGGGCAGCTATCCGAACTATCCCGCGCAGCAGATCGGCGACTGCGAAAGTTTCGGCCACGGCCACGCGGACGACCTGTCCCAGTGCGTCGAGGCCTGCCTCTCCGGCTCCGATCTCCAGTACGAAGAGACGTGCACCGAGGCCCTGTACGGCGCCGGCCGCGAAGCCGGCGGCATGCTCGGCGGCGGTGACGGCTGCTACGGCAGCGCCATGGTCAAGGCGATGGCCACGATCGGCGTCGTGCCGCGTTCGGCCGTCGGCCCCTACTCCGGCCAGCGGGCCAAGCAGTGGGGTCGCAGCGGGATCCCGGCCGAAGTGCGGCAGCTCGCCGCGAACTACAAGTTCGGCCAGGCGGCGCTCGTCACGACCTACGACGAGATGATCGCCGCGCTCGCCAACGGCAACCCGGTCACGATCTCGAGCAACTGCGGCTTCGAGGGCGGCGGCGGATTCCGCCGCAACGCGCAGGGCATCTGCGAGGCCGGCGGAACCTGGGGCCATTGCATGCTGATCTGTGGCCGCATCACGAGCGACGGCACCGACACGGCCGTCATCGCCCAGAGCTGGGGCAACCAGCAGCCGAGCGGGCCGGTCGTCTTCGACATGCCGCTCTACTGCTTCCGAGCACGCCGCGAAGTCGTCGAGCGCCGCATCCTCGCGCAGCGCGACAGCTACGCGATCACCAAGGCCCCCGCATTCAAGCGAAGGCCGCTCCCCGCCAACTGGACCAATTCGGGCTGGTGTGCATGAGCAGTCTCCTGGTCGCCCTGGTCGCCGCACAGCTCACCAACGCCGGCTGGGCCGCGTCGCCGGCGAAGCCCCTCACCGCTCCGAAGACTCACCGCGCGCTGCCGGCCCCGAAGCCGGTCGATTGCGCCGACGCTCTGCCCAAGCCGGTCGTTAAGCCAAAGGTTAACACCGTGCCCGCGACGCCCCCGCCGGCGAACCGCCCCGTGTGGCAGATGCACGACAATTCGGGCGCGCTGTGGTACGACGCCGACAAGGGCAACCTCGAGCGCTGGGTCGCATATCGCAATTCGCAGCTCGGCCCGGCCAGGATCCCGGTCAGCACACGTCCCCGATTCGAAACACTCCCCTACGGTCATCTGCGCCTGCCCCCGCGCACATCGTCCTGCCCGGGCGGTCGCTGCCCCCTTCGCTGAGGCATTCCACCTTGAAGGTACTCGCGTTCGTTCTGTCGATCCTGCGCACCGTGCCGGGCTCGCTGAAGAATCACCTGAACCTGATCGAGTTCGTTCAGGTGCTGCTGGCCGCTCCGCTCACGGGCGGCGTCGGCGCCGTGCTCACGTTCCTGGTCGCCCACGCGGCGCAGTTCCTGGTCGGACCGGGCGACGTGGCGATGGTCACTCAGATCGTGTCGATCGTCTCGGCCGTGCTCGGCCTGCTCGGCATGGCGAAGCTCAAATTCAGTCAAGGCCGTTAACGATGTTCCACGACCACCACGCCGGCCCCGCCGTGACGCTCGCCTCGAGCGCCGCGGCCTTCGTCGCGAGCGCCAACCTGACCCAGGTCAACCAATCGGTTGCCGCCGTGGCCGCCCTCGGCGCCTTGCTCGGGGGCCTCAGCTCGCTCGGCCGCCTGGTGTACGACGTCCTGCACAAGAAGCCCACTCCGCCGGAGCCCGTCGATGCTGACGCTCATCCTTCTGGCCCTGCTCTCCCTTCGGGCTGGCAGCGCCCCGACAAGCGCACCGACCGTCAGCGTTGATCGCGCCATGCTCCGCGGGCACTTCGCGTCGAAGGTGACGCGCCAGCGCCGCTTCTGTGGTGACGGCCTGGGCTCGTGTCCGTGCGGGCGTCTTCTGCAGAAATGTCCGTGTCCGAAGCCGTGCAAATGTCCCAAGAGGGCCTGATGGGTCGAATCTTTCGTCAGCCGGGCCAGCATCCGAAGCGGCCGTACAAGCACATGGCTTGGACGCGCGAGAGCGCGGTCAACATCCTCATCGACGTGGGCAAGATCGTCGGGCCGATGCCGCTGGACCTGGAGATCCAGGGCGAGGGTTACAACGTCATCATCCCGCTGGAGGGGCTGGTGCGATTCCACACGGAAGCCTACAAGCTCGGGAGAGAGCATGGCGAAGGGTCTGGCAATCAAGAAGGCGACCACCCGCGCGCTGTTCGAGGCGAGGGAGACGCTTCGTCTGGTGCGGCTGGCGTTCGCAAACCACGCGGTGCTGACTGACGACTGGACCGATGCCGTCCTGTCGACCGAGAGCGAATCGATCGAGCAGGAGCTGGTCCGGCGGATCCTGGAAGCGGGCGGCGGGATCGTGATGTTCGGCGGCGTGGCCTACGCTCTGGCGTCTTCTGCACAAAACGACGACGGCCGCCACCGTCTGGTCGCGATGGAAACGCGTCACCCCGAGAAGATCGACGCCTGGCCGTTCGAATGAGCACACCTTCCCCGGCGGACATCGACAAGCAGGTCGCGTCCCGTCTGTACGAGACGCTGACGACCTCGACCAAGCCGCGCGAGATCGTCGCGGCAGCCCGGGCCTTGATGGCCCTACGACAGCTCGCCAGCACGCAAGGCGGCGAGACGGCGCGCGACGCGCTTTTAGAGGCCGAAGCCGCGGATGAGCGATTCGAGACCGGCTCGGCTGAGGCGGATCCTGACCAACTGCCGGACGGACCCGCACCGGTTCAACAGCGTCGTCCTCGGTAGGTCGGGATACTGGTCCCGCCAGGTCGAGGTCTGCCGGAGCGTCGTCGAGGTTCCGATCACGCTGGTGCCCGCCGGCAACGCGGTCGGCAAGAGTTTTGTCGATGCGGGCATCCTGCATTGGTTCCTGGTCTCGCATCCGAATTGCGTCGTCGTCGCGACGGCCCCGAGCCAGACGCAGCTCGAGGAAGTTCTTTGGAAAGAAGTGGAGCGCGCGTACAGCCACTCGAGGATCCCCCTCGGCGGCCGGCTCTTGCGTAGTCCGCTGAAAGTGGATTTCGGGCACGGTTGGCATGCACTGGCCTATTCGACGACCAAGACGGAACGACTGTCGGGACACCACGCATCGGACCTTCTGGCGATCATTGACGAGGCATCGGGCGTCGATGTCGAGATATGGGAAGCGATTGACTCGCTGATTCCGACCCGGATGCTCTGCACGGGCAACCCGCTGCGACCGGACGGCCCGTTCTACGAACGGTGCATGTCGGCCGACACGAACCCGCTGGCCCGGCTGATCCGGATCCCCTCGACGGAATCGCCGCACATCAAGCTGCCCCGCAGCCCGTGGGGCCTGGCCAACGCGACCTGGCTCGAGGCGCGGCGGCACGACTACGGCGAGCTGTCGATCTGGTGGAAGGCCCACATCCTGGCCCTCTTCCCCGACCAGGCCGACGACAGCGTCTTCCCCAAGAGCTGGCTCGATCGAGCGGCTCGAGCTCGCCACTACCGCGGCGGGCCGACGCGGCTGGCCATCGACCTGGCGACGGGCAACGGCGGCGACCGGACGGTTCTGCTCGTCCGCGACGACAACGGGATCGTCAGTCTCGACCATTCGCGGACTTACAGCTTTGAAGTCACGGCGCAGAAAGCCGCGGCCCTCTGCATGCGGCACAAGATCGATCCGGGCCGCGTCAGCTTCGACGTGGAAGGGCCCGGGGCCGACTTCCGCAACCGCCTCGAGACGGTCGGCCTGAAGGGCTGCAAGGGTTATCGCGGCGGCGGTTCCGGCGGCAACAAGTTCGGCAATCTGCGAAGCGCTGCGACTTGGATGGTACGCCGGCGACTCGACCCCGAACGAGCCCCCAGAGGTGAGCGGCTGCCGGCCTTCGCGATCCGGCCGGACTGGATGCAACTGATGCGACCGGAGCTGCAAGGGCTCCGCTACTCGCTCGACCCCAAGGGCCGCATCTGCCTGGAGAAGAAGGACGACTTCGTCAAGCGGCTCAAGCATTCGCCCGACTTCGCCGACGCGCTCGCTCAATCGTTTGCCTTCCCCAACTCCTGACGCCCCTGGAGAGCGAATGGACCTGTTCGATGAAACCAAAGCGCGCGAAGCGCTGACCGGCCGCCCCGGCCGCGCATTCACGTCCGAGCAAGAGCGGAACATCCGCCGCAACGTCAAAGAGCAGCTCGACCGATTCTTCCGCAATCCCCAGGCCGCACCCGGGCAGGGCGGCGTCATCATCGACCCGACCCGGCAGCCCGAACGCGACCTCCGGCTCGATGAGATCGGCTGGCAATACGACTGCCTGCCGCCCGACCTCGAGTTCGGCGTCATCGCCGCCGCCGCATGACCAACCTGGACCGTTAAGTGCTGACACCCGAGCTAGTCGCCAAGATCGAGTCGATTCAACGCGCCGTCGAGCAGGAGATCACCCGTGGTTTCCTGCAGAACGAGAAGACGCGCCTGGACGACGCGGCGAAGAACGTGGACTTCTTCAACGGCGACTTCGACCGCTACCCGGTGCGCGCCCCCGGCTCGGCTTACGATACGCAGCGTCTCGCACGCCACACCCGCTTCATGAACCGGGTCGTGCACGTGCTGACGGCCAACCTGTACAAGGACGGCCCGGCGCGCAATCTCCCGGAGCATGCCGAAGCGTCGCAGTGGCTCGAAGCCGTGTACCGTGACAACGCGGTGGACGCGCTCCTCCAGGATGCGGACCGCTACGCGGCGGTCGGCGACGTGTGCGCCTTGCAGGTCCAGGGCACGGAGGACCCCGACCGGCCGATCGACATCCAGCTCTGGGACGCCCACGAGTTCTGCGTCTGGCTCGATCCAGACAATCCCCGCCGGCCGCTGGCGGTGGCGACGATCGACCGCTGGGACAACAAGACGCGGCTGCGCTTGTGGACGGCGCTCGAGTGCGTCACGTACACAACCGAGAAGCTCCTGCCCGGTCAGACCGCGGCGGGCCGCGCGTTCCAGGAAGTCGGCCGGGAACTCAATACCTACGACGTGCTGCCGTTCGCGTTCGTGCACTGGGAGTTCCCCTCCCGGTACTTCTGGACGCCCGGTCCCGGCTCCAATCTCCGCGACGCCAACGATTATATCAATTTCTTCTTAACTGAGCATGGCGACTCGATCCGGTACATGCTCAGGCCCGTCCTGCTCGGCCACGGCGTCGCCCCCGGCTGGCGGCCGCCGTCACCGATCCATCCCGGCGACTTCTGGGACATCCCCGCGGACGCCGACGCCGGCGACAACGGACCGGAGCCCCGCGTCGAGCATCTGCAGCCGGACGTCTCGTTCGTCGAGGCCGGCTGGTACGACCTGCAGGCGTACATCGACCACTCGCTCGAGATGGCCGGCGTACCGCCCGGCACGATCCGGATGAAGCTCGACGCCCAGTCGGGCGTTGCCCTGGTCGCCGAGCAGATCCCGCTCATCCTCTGGGCGCAGGGCCGCCGGCGCCCGTTCGGCTACTACGAGGCCGACCTGGCCAAGGTCGTGCTCCAGGTCGGCGCCCAGCATCTGGGCAACAACGGTCTGGCATCGGCCGCGGCGCTGGCGAAGGCGGCGCTGGATCCGGGCCTGGTCCTCAGATGGCCGGAGATGTTCCCGGAGCTGCCCGGGCCGGAGCGCGATACTTCGGACGGCTGGCAGCTCGAGAATCGCCTGGCGAGCCGCACGCGGCTCCTGATGAAGCGCCACAACTTCACCCGCGAAGAAGCGGAAGCCTACCTGGAAGAGATCGCCGAGGACCTCAAGCGCGAGCGCGAGCTGTTCGCCGAGATCGACCAGGCGGCCGTCCAGGATGCGATGCAGGCGGTCGGGAAAGCCCCGCCGGACGAAGACGACCCGGAGACCGATCCCCTCGAGAACGAGAACGAGGAGGATCAAGACACCACCCCCGATGAGGAAAGCGAATGAGCGCGCGACGCGC